AAAATCATCTTAAGAAAATATTGAACCGATACGGCGTTCAACTTGAAGGAGACGAACTTACCATGAGAGCCGCCGCAAAAAATTTCGCGCAAAAAAAACACCTGCTTTTACAAGCCATGCTGCGAGTAGACGATATGTTTACAACGTCGAAATCCAAAGCCGCGTCTTTCTTCCTTGACGATATACAAGAATTTTTCGAGGAAAAAGAAATTTTTTACACGGATAATGTACAATTCACGGGGACTTCCGGCTTTTCACATAACTATGATTTTCTTTTTCAACGGACAAAAGCAAAGCCGGAAAGATTATGTCAAGCGGTCAATACCCCAAATAAATCCAATATGAGCGCTATTCTTTTCGCGTGGAACGATACAAAGCCGGTTCGCAAAAAAGATAGCCAGCTTATTGTAATTTTAAATGATCAAAAAGAGATTACGCGCGGTGTTGAAGACGCTTTCCTTAACTACGACGCAAAAGTAATACGGTGGACTGAACGTAACGAGGATCAAAGTCTTGCTCTTCTTGCTGCTGGATAACAGTATCTAGCGAGTTAACCGTTCTTGTGGCGCGTCAGAGCTTCAAAACAGCTTTTCGTGCGTTTCAAGCGGATTTACCAGCAAGCTTGTCAGAGAGCGGGTTGTCCGCTCTTTTTTTTGCGCCAAAAAAGAAAGCCCCTTGCAGAGGGCTTTTTCAGAACAGAATTGAACGAGGAAGCAATTGCTCGAAAAATTTGAGTAGTTCAACAAGTATGAAGGATTTTAGTACAAAAAGAACTCCGACTTTAATTGCCTCGAAATCGAGGTAATTAAACAAGCGGCAGGCGGAAACCGTTTTGCCTTAACGCCCAAAAGCGGTTGTTTATAAAAAAAGCCCCTTGAAAAATATATTTTCTGTTCATGAATTGGATGAAACGGCAGTTATCGAGGAATCCTCGATAGTTCAAACAGAAGGAGCCCGTCAGGTTTCTCGGAAAACAAAATTTTACAATTTAGATGCTATTATCTCTGTGGGATATCGTGTTAACTCCCGCCGAGCGACTCACTTCCGCATCTGGGCTACAAGCGTTCTAAAAGAGTATATGATAAAAGGATTTGCACTGGATGATGAACGCTTGAAACAAGGTCAAACAGCTTTGCGCAAAGATTATTTCCGCGAGTTGCTGGAAAGGGTTCGTTCTATCCGAGCCAGCGAGCGTCGCATCTGGCAGCAAATTACTGATATTTTTGCAGAGTGCAGTATCGACTACGACAAAGATGCGAAAATCACTCATGAATTTTACGCTATGGTACAAAATAAGTTTCATTATGCTATCACTGAGCAGACGGCTGCGGAAATTGTCTACACCCACGCTGACCGTCACAAAGAGAATATGGGATTGACTACTTGGAAAAATGCGCCGGATGGACGCATTTTAAAGTTTGACGTTACGATTGCAAAGAATTATCTGGATGTGAAACAAATCCATCGGCTGGAGCGTACAGTAACGGGTTATTTTGATTATATTGAAGATTTAATTGAACGGGAAAACACTTTTACCATGGAGGAATTTGCTAAGAGTGTCAACGAGTTTCTTGCGTTTCGCCGCTATAAGATTCTTCCGGACAGGGGATGCGTTTCTGCACAGATGGCAAAAGACAAAGCGACAGAGGAATACGCCGCCTTTAATAGTACTCAAAAAATTACCTCTGATTTTGACCGGGAAGTGAAGCGAATACTGAAAAAAGGTGTTGATGCAGAATAAATAAAAAAAGAAAGCCCCTTGGCGAAGGCTTTCAGACAGAAAGGAGAGATAAAGGTATGGATGTTCCGCAAGAATAGTATAGCATATTTCAAAGGAAATAGCAAGGCTGTTGGATTGATTTTACGTAAATATTGCGGTATAATATTAAATATAAATACTACATATAGAGGAGCGGCGCAAATGCAGACGAAACATCAGGAAGTAAAACAATGGCTTTCCCGTGCGCGAAATATGCAGAAACGGTTAGACGCTTTGCAGGAAAGCAAGCGCAAAGCCTACGACATAGCGCGTTCTTCCACCGCGCCAATCCGACCAGACGCGACCGCGCAAGTTCAATCCATCCAGACCGACGGCAAAATGGCGCGGTATGCGTATTTCAGTGAGGAAGTCAATAAACAGATTGCAAGGCTGGAACAGGTACGCGCCGAAATTCTGAATACGATTGCACAGGTGGAAGATAATACATTGGCGGCGTTGCTTGTGGAGTATTATGTAAATGATAGATCATGGCACGAAGTGGCGATGCAATTAAAGCTTAGTGACCAGCACATTACACGGCGCAAACATCCAGCCGCTTTGCAAGCAGTGGAAAAAATTTTAGAAATGTACGTATAATGTACATATGATGTACACTTGATGTACTGTGTAAATGTGCTATAATAGTATCATGGAGAAAATTTAAAGAAAGAACCGTCTGTAGATTTTGCAGGCGGTTTTGTTTTGCCTGAAAGGAGATGGAGTCATGCAGCTGTATCAGGGCGATTGTCTGGAAGTTATGAAGAATATACCGGACAACAGTATTGATATGATTCTTTACGATTTGCCTTACGGGACAACTGCAAATGCCTGGGATAAAGTGATTCCGTTTCCTCCCTTATGGGAGGCTTATCGACGCATTACCAGACCGCACAGCGCGATTGTTCTGTTCTCGCAAATGCCTTTCACGGCAGCGTTGGCAAACAGCAACCTTAAAGAATTTCGTTACGAATGGATCTGGAAGAAAAGTATCGCGACAGGCTTTTTGAATGCGAAAAGAATGCCGTTGAAAGCGCATGAAAATATCTGTATATTTTATCGAGAGCTGCCAACCTATAACCCGCAATTCTGGTATAGTACTCCCTATAAATGTAAACAACATGGATCCAGCAGCAACTATCATATGATAAAATGATAAAAAAGCGCACGCTAACCATATCCGAGGATGGCAGGCGTTATCCGTTAGATGTTCTTTTGTTCAGTAACAGTCAGGATCGTGGCGCTCATCCCACGCAAAAGCCGGTTGCCCTGCTGGAATATCTTATTAAAACATATACCAATGAAGGCGAAATTGTACTGGATAATTGTATGGGGAGCGGCTCAACGGGTGTAGCCTGTGTAAATACAGGGCGCGATTTCATCGGAATTGAGCTTGATACAGGGTATTTTGAAACGGCAAAGCAGCGGATAGAGACAGCGCAACAAACCATAAAAGAACGGGCAAACAATGCAGAATAGAAAAGGTACTGTGACAGCCCCACGTCCCGCGGGCAGGAAGCATGACCGCGATACTTTCGCAGTTTTGAAAAAATTTTTTCGGGTACTTGCATTTGCCTTTTGACGGAGGTCAGACCATGTGAAAAGCGGTGAAAAAGTTAAGATTTCCGGTGATATGGAGATAACTACAGCAGAATTAGCGTCTGTTTTGGGAATAACGCGCCAACGTGTTTGTCAAATGCTGCAGGAAGGGCGCTTGACAAAAAACGGTCGTGGTCGCCTGCCTCTTGGTGAGAATATTCAGCGCTATATCATCTATAAAACCAGAGATTTCACCGATGAAAGCACGAAAGAAATTGAAAAAAAGAGACTGGTCGCTGATACCTCTCTGAAAGCGTCAAAAGCAAGAATTTCGGAAATGAATGAAGACGAACTGCGCGGGAAACTGCACCGCTCGGAGGATGTCGAAGCCATGACCACCGATTTAATTTATGCCATGCGCAGCGCTCTGATGGCTATGCCGGGACGATTGGCTGCTGATATGGCTGCTGTGACAACACCAGCGGAAGCGGCGGACAAAATCCGGAAGGAAATCTTTCTGATCATGCAGGATTTAACAAAATATCAATATGACCCTCTCCAGTATCAGGAGCGGGTGCGGGAACGGCAAAAATGGGAACTCGAACACGTGCCGCAAATAGAAGAAGAAACCGAATAACCTGTTGAAGGAGTTGATACCATGCCAGTTACTTCTATAACCCGTCCGTGTTATGCGCTGGAATCTTCAGACGGAGAAAACGCCACGTTGACACTGTACGGCGAAATTGTGAAAAAACGTCTTGTCAATTATTATGATGGCACGCCGCTGGATGGCGATTATATCGTACAAAATGAGTTTTTTAAAGATTTGGAGACGATAGCGGATGCCAAAACACTGACCATTCGTATTAACAGTCTGGGCGGTGATGCCAGCGTAGCGATTACAATTCATAACCGGTTACGTGAACTGGCGCGGGCGGGAATGGCGTTGACCTGTATAGTAGACGGGATAGCTGCTTCTGGCGGTTCTCTGATTATGTGCGCCTGCGATACGATTCAGGTAAACCCGTCCAGTCTTATCATGATTCATAACTGTGCGAGTTTTCTTTTTGGGTGGTATAACGTCCAACAACTCAAACAGGAAGCCGATCAAAGTGAAAAATGGGACGATGCGCAACGGGCAATTTATACCAGAAAAACCGGCTTGTCGGATGCTGTCCTGCGACAGATGATGCAGGAAACCACGTATTTCACGGGAGAAGAAGCCGTAGAAAAGGGCTTTGCTGATGAGTTGCTGGAGGACGCAGAGCCGCTTGTGATTGCAGCCAGTGCAGACAGACGCAGCTTATTTGTACAGGGACGACAGATTCATGTTACCGGTTGTATGCCTGAGTATATCCCCATTCTGGAACAGCCCATAAAAAAAGTAGTAAAGGAGCGAAATATCATGCCGCAAGATGACAAGAATAAACAACAGGAACTACAGACAGCCACGCCCGACGCAAACGCTGTCCATGCCGCCGTACAAGCCGAACGGCAACGTTTACAGGAGATAGACGCACTTGCTAGTCTGTATGATAAAGAAATCGTACAAGCCGCGAAGTATGGCGATACCGCCTGTACAGCACAGGAGATGGCGTACCGCGCCGCACAGGCAGCCGCAAAACAGGGAAAAATTTTTTTAGCCGCCGTAGAAAAGGACACAGAAGATTCCGGCGTACAGCAAATCCAAGCCGCCGCTCCTGCTCCGGCAGACAGCCAAATAAAAACGCCTGAACAGCGAAAAGCCGCGGGACAGGCTGCCATCCGCGCCATGTTGGGAGGGAAGCAGGCATGAATCATCTCAACAGAAAAATCGGTGATATGCAGCCGTATGATAATTTAATTTCCGGATTGACACCGCCTGTTCGTACTGCTTCAGGAACCATCGCAAAGGGCAGTACGGAAACGACTTATCCCCGCGGTACGGTATTCGCAAAATCCGCAAAAGATAGAAAACTCTATCTGCTGGGAAGTACTGCCGCGACTGGTGATACGCTTACGCCGGACTGTATTTTGTGTGATCCCGTGACGGTCGGCACGGAAACGGACGAGACCGCTGTTGTCTACGTGATGGGCAATTTTAACCCGGACGCTCTGACTGTAGCCGAAGAGTATGAAATCACACAGGAAGATTTTAACAAGTTGCGGGAACGCGGTTTGTATTTTTCTGTCATTCTGTAAAGGAGGGAACGTTATATGTTAAGTGAAACTTTTCCGCTGTTTGACAGCTACTATCTGGCAGGTATTGTGGAAGAATTACCGCCCATGCAGACGTTTTGTAAAGACCGATATTTCCCGACAAACGACAGCACAGATATTTTCGCGAACGATAAAGTTTTAATTGAATATCGGGACGGCGACCGCCGCATGGCGCCGTTTGTAGCGGAACGGGCTGGAGATATCCCTATCAGCCGCAGAGGATATGAAGCGCATGAATTTGAACCGCCGTTTATCGCCCCCTCTCGTCTGTTGACGCTGGATGATCTGAAAAAGCGTGGTTTTGGAGAATCTATTTTAACCAATGTTACACCAGAACAACGCGCCCTTGCTTTACAGGTAGAGGATTTAAAGGATCTGGATGCCTGTATAACCCGCCGCGAAGAATGGATGGCGGCGCAAACCATGATTCACAACGGTTGTTCCTCAACTGCGTATATTGACGACAAAACTACAGGACAGTCCTGGGATGTGTATTATTATGACGTGACGGGCAGCAACCCCGCCCTCTACACGGTTTCTACCAAATGGGATGCAACAGGCGGCGACTGGGAACAGGATATAACAGCGATGTGCGAGGATTTGTTAGACCGTGGCTTACCCGCCGCTGATCTGGTAGTCGGTTCCACTGTGGGTCATTTTTTGCAAAACAATGAAAAACTGATCAAACTGCTGGATAACCGTCGGATTGATCTGGGACAGCTTGCGCCTGAAATAGAGTATCCCGGCGTGGTCTGGTTGGGACGCTGGAACTTCGGCGGTAGCAATCTGGATATCTTTGTTGTACGGGAAACCTATATGGATGACACGGGGAAAATGCAGCGCGTCTTTCCGGCAACTTCTGCGATGGTAACAGCTCCTAATTGCGGTCATATGCTGTACGGACAAATTACACAGATGGAGTCCGATAATCAACATCACACTTTTGCACAAAAGCGCGTGCCTAAATTCATGGTGGATATTAACCATGATATCCGGAAATTGCGCGTAGCGTCCCGTCCGCTGGCTGCGCCGCGCTGTAAAGCGCCGTGGATATATGCCGCCAATGTAGTAGGTGACTGAGTATGATACAGGTGAAAATTACCAACGGTATTTATGGTTACAGACCGCCGAAAAGTAAGCAGTTAAAACCTGCACACGCGGGAGATATCATAACTGTGCAGGATAAAGAAGCGGCGCGGCTGATAGAACTTGGCGTAGCGGTTTCGGTAGATAGCGTTTCTGTTGTATCTGATGAATTAGATATGGGAAAAGACACAACAATCAACTCTCCCGATGGCGGCGACCTGTCAGATTTTATGCCAGGAGCGCCTGTCTTATAAGGAGTATAAACATGAGCTTAAAAGATCGGATTTTTGCCGATAACGCCAATATATTTCTTAATCTAAACCATTTTGCAGAATTATTCACTATTTATTACAATAATGAAACATTTGAGGATATTCCCGCCATGCTGGACGCGGAGTTGGAAAGTAGACGAGACCGCACGCAAAATGACCACATACAGGGCTTGTCAGTCGTAACGCACACATTCTACTGTGAAACAAAAGTTTTTGATGGGAAATTACCTCATCCAAAGGAAAAAATTGAATTGCAGGACGAAGAAGGACGATTGACCAGATACTACGTTGTCTCCTGCGAAGATGATTTTGGAATGTGCAAAATGGCATTGCAGGAGGCGCTCGGATAATGGCGACGATATCTATAGAAGACGATAAGGCATTGGAACGGGCAGCGGCGTTTTTAAATACGCTGCCGGAAAGTATGTTTTATGCGATAGAAACGGGAATGCGGCAGGCGGCAAAACACGTAAAATCGGTACACGTAAAAAAATTGATGGGCGAATATCAAATCGCTGCCGCTAACGTCCGAAATAATGAAACGGTCTCAGTACAGTACAAACCGGGAAAAGGCGCACAGGTGGTTATTCATTTCGCAGGCAGCCGCATTCCGTTATATCAGTTTTCCGGTGTATCTCCCAAACAGCCTGCTTACGATAAAAGTAAATATTATCCGGTGAATATTGGGACACGGGGAGCACCGAAATGGAGACAGGTACATCCGGGCGCAAGCGTGTTAGCCCATGTACTGAAAAGAACTGCGCCGGAAAGATTACAGTGCGCTTTCGTTGCTGCATTTGATACCTTCCATGTCGGTCTTTTTGAGCGTACTGGTGCTGTTACCACAGGTGATCGCGATCAAATACGGGAACTATATGCGCCTTCTGTACCACAAATGCTGGGTTCACAAAAAGTTTCCGATTCTTTGCTCAAAGATGTACATGAACATACAGATGAATGGTTGGAACGGGCTGTCTCACGTTTTTTGAACGGTGGATAAATCAGGAGGTTTATATGACCAGCAAAACGGAATTAGAAACCCAGCTTGCTTTTTGGAAAGAAATGTTGGAAGAGCAAAAAAACGCTTACCGACTGTTGTTGAAGGGCGGCGTGAAACAATACCGATTGGAAGATCGCGAATTAACCGCGTTCGACCTGCCCGAATTGGAAGCGTCCATGAGGCAAACAGAAGCTAAAATTGCGGATATTCAAGCACAGTTACAGGGACGAAGCCGCGCCCGTCGTATAGTTCCCGGATGGTGACAGTAACATATGAAATGGAGAAAAAACAGCAAAACCGGGCTGTATCTGCCGCCTCATGCAAGCGGTTATTCAGAAGCGGGCGCCAGTTTTCAGCGGGCGGCGCTCAAGGCGTTTCGTCCGCGCAGTTCCGCGCCCAATCAGGATATCGACTGGAACAATCGTACTCTTCGGCAACGGGCGAGAATGTTGTATATGTCTACCCCGATTGCAACCAGCGCCATCCATACTAACCGCACAAAAGTAGTCGGCGTCGGATTGTCGCTCAAGAGCGCGCCGGACCGGGAGATTCTCGGTCTCTCCCCCGAAGCCGCCAAAGACTGGCAGCGGCATACTGAACGGGAATTCAGATTGTGGGCGAATAAACCGCACTGCGACGCAACCGGTATCAACAATTTTCAGGAATTGCAGCAGCTTGTGTTGATGTCATGGCTGATGAGCGGAGACGTATTCGCGCTGCTCAGGCGGGACAAACCGACTGTTGCAAATCCTTACGGTTTGCGCCTGCATATCGTGGAAGCTGACCGCGTGAGTACGCCGCATGATTACGGTTTCGGTATTACAGACGGTAAGAATCCGCAAAACGGCAACCGCATTTTTGATGGCGTGGAGGTAAACAGCAGCGGCAAAGTCGTAGCTTACCATATTCGCAACACCTACCCGGAACAGATTACCACCGTGGAACCGACTGTCTGGACACGAATAGAAAGCACAGGACGGCGGCAGGGTTTACCGAATATTCTGCACGTCATGAACAGCGAACGTCCTGACCAATATCGAGGCGTCAGTTATCTGGCGCAGAGTATGGAAATGATTTTGCAGTTTCGCCGTTATATTGAAAGTTCTCTCATGGCGGCGCTGGTGCAGGCGTTTTTTTCCGCGTGGATTATTTCACAGGACGGTATGACAGACGGCTTATTAGACGAACGCGCCGACACAATAGACGGACTGGAATGCGACACGGACACTGAACAATCGGTAAAAGAATTAGACCTTAACGGACCCGCTGCATTCTTTCAGCTCCCCACAGGCACGGATGTACGGTTTGGCAGCCCTAATATTCCGATGGCGGGGTTTGATTCTTTCGTCAAGACTTTTTGTGAACTGATTGGCGCAAGTATGGGATTACCCTACGATGTGTTAATTAAGTCCTATAATTCGTCTTATTCCGCTGCACGCGGCGCATTGATGGACGCCTGGGATGAATTTCGGATGCGGCGGGAATGGCTGGTCAATGATTTCTGTCAGCCGGTTTATGAGACTTGGCTTGCCGAAGCCGTAGCGCGGGGACGAATCAACGCGCCCGGCTTTTTCGGTGATCCTCTTGTCCGTGCGGCATGGTGCGGCGCGCGCTGGATTGGTCCGGTACAGTCCTCGCTTGACCCGCTGAAAGAAGCACGTGCCGCTGTTCTGCAAATTCAAAATGCCCTTAAAACGCATGAACAGGTTGCCCGCGAAATTGGCGGCGGCGACTGGGACGAAAACGCTGAACAGCTTAAACGGGAAAATGAAAAGCTGGCTGAAGCCATGCGTATTTTCCAGCCTGAATCGGAAAATCTGTTGGAGGAACCGGAAGAATCATGATAAGAATTACACTGCTCGAAGAATTAAAAAAATTCACAGAGACCGCCTGTAAAGACTTATTGCAGCCTTATCAACGTGAAAATCGAAGAAAGGTGAAAAATCCGGAAACCGGAGAAACAGAAGAAGTCTGCGAGGGAGCGGAATTACAACCCGTTAAGGTGTTTTTACATCGTCTGCCCGACAAAAAGGCGCTGCGGACAGCGCCTGTTATTCTGCACCAGATCATTACTGGCAATGACTTCATTAACGAAAAACGTCAATTTTGCAGTATTGCCGTAGTACGTACTGGTTTTTGCGCGTATGACGAAAACGCAACAGACGGCGGACTGCTGCTGAATATGATGGAGCGTTTGCGCATTGCGCTGTTAAAAGAACCAAGATTGGCACGGGGGCAATTTATGCTGGATATAGAGAGTGGTCTGGAAACAATAATTTATCCCAATACGGATGAAAACAAGCCCTATGCGCTGGGTGAAATGATAAGCACATGGTATATACCGCCAATAAAAAGGGAGTTGACACAGCTATTATGAATGATACTTTTGATACTTATGCAGACACTTATCTGGAAGAAACAGAGAAAGCCGTACCTTCTGCCGCGCCGCCTGTTTTACAGAAAAAATCAGACCATTTCTGTGTGTATATTGGTCCTTCTGTTACCGGACTGCTTTCTGCGCAACAGGTTTTTCGAGGTACAAAAAAAGACGCTTTGCAGCAACTTGACGAAGCTGTCAAAAAATATCCGCAATACGTCTCCCGACTGCTCGTAACAGATACAGAGCTGCCACAGGCGCGGTTGCAAATCCGGCAAAAAGGGACGCTGCTTTACACAACTTATCAGAAATTTTTGCAGGAATTACGGAAAGGAGGCGTAACCAATGTTTAATCATGGCGTATCCGTTAAACAGCAGGCGACCAGTCTCAGCACACCGATTGTAGCGGATTCCGGCTTGCCTTATGTAGTGGGTACCGCGCCGGTCTGGACAGCGGAAGATCCGGCAAAAGTTGGCGTTCCTGTACTCTGTACCAGTTACGCGGAAGCGGTCAGCTGTCTGGGGTATTCGGACGACTGGGAATCTTATACCCTGTGTGAATTTATGTATTCGCATTTTCGGTTATTTAACTGTCAGCCGGTTATTTTCTGTAATGTGCTGGACGCGGCGGACATGACGGAGACGGCGCCTGCCGCTGATATGGAAATGCAGACGCATAAAGTCAAGTTACCGCTGGAAACTGTTACCGATACCCTTGTTTTAAAACCGGCTGGCGGTACGGGAGAGGCTTACCAGTTAGATACTGATTATGCGCTGTATTATGATGAGGAAACGTTACTTGTCGAAGCGCTGCCCGATGGCGCGATGTATGCCGCGAATACCGTCAATGTCACATACGACAAGGTAACGCCTTCCAGTGTAACCACAGCCGATATCGCGGACGGTATCGAAAATATTGAACAGTGCATTACCCTGTTTGGCACGGTTCCCGACCTGATTTGTGCGCCGGGATTTTCAGGCGATTCTGCTGTTGCGGCGTTCATGGCGGCGAAAGCGGGCGGTATCAACCAGATGTTCCGAGCAAAAGCATTAATTGATCTGGATACTGCCACAGTCACAAAATATATGGACGCGATTCCACATAAAAGTGAGAAAAATCTGGTAGATGAAAACCAGATTTTATGCTGGCCCATGCTTAAGTTGGGCGATAAAAGATATCATATGAGTACACAGTTAGCCGGTCTGATGGCACAAATTGACGCGGAAAACAGTGGTACGCCGTATGAATCACCATCTAATAAAAATTACCAGTGTGACGGCGCGGTACTGGCTGACGGAACAGAGGTCAATCTGACGCACGCACAAGCCAATCAGTTAAACGCTAACGGCATTGTAACGGCTTTACGGTTCTTCTCTGGCTGGACGTGCTGGGGCAATTATACCGCCTGCTATCCCGCTAACACCGATGTGAAAGACCAGTTTATCCCGGTTTCGCGTATGTTTGGATGGGTGGGGACAACGTTAATCCGCACATTCTGGAGCAAGATTGACCAGCCCATGATGCGGCGTATGCTGGATAATATTTTAGATACGGCTAATATCTGGCTGAACGGTCTGACAGGCGCCGGGTATCTGCTGGGTGGACGTATCGAGTTCAATGAGAGCGAAAATCCAACGACTAATTTACTGTCCGGCATTCTGAAATTTCACATTTTTCTTTCGCCGCCTACCCCTGCGCAGGAAATTGATTTTGTGCTGGAGTATGATGTAGATTACGCAAAAAGCCTGTTTGCATAAAGAAGGGAGGGAAACAGTATGAATGTGATTTATCCTAACGGGCATCTGGATTTTATCATGTACGAGAATGGCGGCGCGTTGATTGGCGTGGCAAAAATCTCTGTAAACGCTGTCACGCAGAAAACTACAACCGTATCTGGTGCGGGCATCATGGGCGATATCGAAGTCCCACTTGGCGGAATGCTGGAACCAATGGGTTTGACCATTGAATTTTCAAGCGTTGCTGATGGGGCTCTCCAACTGGCAACCATGGACTGGCATCAGGTGGAATGGCGGGTAGCTGACCAGTATTTCAGTTCTGCAACCCGTAACGAGGACACAGAGCAATTGCGGTTTGTGGCTATTATTCGCCCCAAATCCATCAATCACGGTGATTTTGCAACTGCCTCTGCCGCCAATGTGAGCGGCGATTACAGCATGAGCTATTACGCTGTTTATCGAAATGGTAAGAAAATTATTGAGATTGACCCGCTTGCCCATATCTGCAATATTAACGGCACAGATTACGGCGCACGTATTCGGCAAGCGATTGGCTTAATGTAATAAAATGGGAGCGATTTTATATGGAAAAGGCAGATAAAAAAGTAGAGCAACTGTTGGAGGATTCCGCACTGTACACAGAATGGACAAAACGCAGTAATAATATTCTGGACGTAGACTTTGGAAAATATACGCATACCCTCAAAAAGCCGCTGGAACGGGATGGGCAGCGTTATGAAACGCTGTCTTTCGATTACAGCACGCTGACAGGCAGAGACAGCCTGTCCATTGAGCGCGATGTGATGGCAGAATTTAAAAAATCCGTAACAATTCCGGAATATATGCCGGAATATCTTGTTAATATGGCGGCGCGCGCCTGCACGGATCGAAACGAACAGGGCAATGCGTTCGTGAATGTGCCTCTTTTGCTGGATTTGCCCTTGAGCGACTTTCGGGAAATTTGTGCGAGCGCCCGCCGTTTTTTAATGGCGTCGGTATTATAGTCGGGGACGGTGGAAAATGGCTCCGGAAAACCTGTTTGATTCTGGCGCGGGAAACGCATACCAGTTTAAATGATTTTCTGGATATGCCATTATACGAAATGAGCGCATGGGCAGAAACCTGTTTGGAATTATTGAAGAAACGGCAACGAAAATAAAGGAAAAACCGGGGATTATTCCCCGGCTTCATCTGTGGTATAAAATTCATCCAGCGTACAGCCCAGCGCATCACAAAGAATCCGTGCTGTAGAAATACGGCAATCACCGCGGCGCTCAATTTCCTGAATTGTACGGCGGGAAACACCGGATAATGCTACCAGTTGCGGGACGGAGAGTTGCCGCTCTAAACGTAATTCTTTGAGACGTATCATTTCAATACTCCTAAAAAATAGATTTTAACAGATAGTACAGGGCAAAGCATAACCCCATAATATAAAATATTTTTGTTGCAAAACGAAAATATATATTTTTCATGGTTGTATTGTTGAAAGACTTGTGGTATACTGTAAGGGAACCGGGGGCTTGCGCCCCCTTACCTTAATTGAGGATATCGCGGATTGTATCAAACAGGATTTTGACCCAGCCTGCAATTGATACAATTTTTATGAGAAGCTTTTCAAAATCATCAGCATTCTGGTACATTTGCTCGATTTTTGAAGGCTTCTTATTCTTTTTGCCTTTCAACCCTGTTCACCTCCTTCCGATTATTATTATAGCACTTATTTAAGTGCTGGTCAAGTATTTTTTACAAAAATTTTTTAAATTTTTTAAAATTTTCAAGCCGTCTGTAAAATGTCACAGTCGGCTTTATATTACATAAAAAGTCGGCGAAAGGTAT